AGGCTGAACTCAGAACCGCTGTCGCTGTCAATTGCAGTAGCGCGAATGAGGGACTCGCGGCCACGGTCAAGACCAACTGCAACCTGCTGGGTTGAAGCATTGAAGCTAATATCGCTGCCACTAGGAGAATATACTGAACCAAAGATGGTATTGTATTTCTGACCAACACCAAGTTCATTGATTACCATGAGGGTAATGCCATAGAACTCTGGAAGACCAGCGGAGTTATATAGAGCCATGCGCATTTCATCAGGAGCAGCAATACCATTGGAGTTAGGTTGTGTGCCAACTAGAGCAGCACCACCAGCACCTTTGGTGTTGATTGGGTTATAAGCCATGGAGCGGATACTGTTCTCAAGCTCAGGAGAGATGATAAGATCAGTGATACCGCGAGCGCTAGCAGCGCCTTCTGGAGTACCCTTAGAGAAGGAGGTGTTGATGCGGCGAGCGCGAGTGATTAGGTTATTGAAATCCTGAAGTAGGAAAGCGCCTGCGGTAGTAGCAGAAACCAAATGCTGAAGAGTATTGGTTTTAGCAGCACCCAAGGCAGTCATAAGTAGGTTGGCGCTGGTGCGCTCCTGCTTAAGAAGAATTTCCTGAGCCATGCGGGTGAAGGTTTTGCTGACTACATCCATGCGGCTTTTGGCAGCATAACGACGATCAAAGCTAAGAGCAGAGTCGAGGGAGTAGGTAGCAATCTTCATTTCAGAAACAGTCGGAAGGACTTGGTTCTGTGGAAGACCACCAGCAGCGCTCTGACTGTAAACAGTGATATAGTCCTCATCGGAAATATCATAGTATAGGTCAAGAGGAATTGAAGGATTGTCATCAGCATTGAACTGTAGCTGAGTAAATAGATTGCTCAGGGTAGGAGCGTTGTTGATGACTTCGGCTAGAACAGGGCCAATGAATTCAGCGAGAGCAACTTGAGCTTCATAAGCAACCTGACGATTGCGGGAAGCCATAGCCTTGATGAGTTCGACTTGTTCTGGGGTTCTTTTGAGAGAGATTTTCATTTTAAATTATTTTATTCTCCTTAGTTAAATTACATGCGAAGACCGATAACAGCGAAGGTAGCGGTTCCAGTGCCAGCGAATTGATCCGCTGTGCTTCCAGCAGTGCGAGAACCAGTGCCAAGAATAGTACCGATCTTTGAAGTATCAGTATGAAGACAGCCAGTGATCTTACCGCCGTTAGCAGAGAGCTTGAAAGCATTACCAACAGTTAGAGTACCGTCGAAAGCATTAGCTCCTAGAGCGAAAATACCGCGAGTAGCTACTGGTACAGATTGACCAGGAAGTACGCACATAAGTTCTTCGGCTTTTTGGCGGTAGTAGAGAAGTTTTTCACCGTTTTCGTCATACTTCGCAGTCTGACGGAGAGTGATGCCTAGGCAGTTAGTGGTGTCGCCAGAAGCGGCAGGAGTAACCTTTAGGTTAACAGAAGGATACTGATTTGCACCAACGAAAGGATAATCGGTTTTGCCGAGGTAGCTATCGGTAGTGTAAGATACAGGATCAAGGTCAAAGTTTCCAGCGGAAACCTTAACGAAAACACCAGCATCGCCAGAGCCAACGCCAGTTACGTTGTCGTTGACGGCGGCATCTGCTAGTGCGTACATGTTGACAACATCGTTGTCATCATATTGACGGAATGGTAGTAGTCTTGTAGCCATAAATATTAATTGAGAGAGTTAGGAAATAGAGATATTTTCGCGAGAAAAAGCAGCAGCGAATCTTTCTTTGAAGCTTTTGGTTTCTTTGCCAGATTCACCGTTGTTATTTACAATGCCTTCTTTTTCAGAGGCTTTAGCTTTCTCAAGAGCTTCTTCAGCCAGTTCTTCTGGTGTTTTAACAACAGAAGCGTTTGACTTATTAAGTTCAGTGAGACGCTTTTCAACTTCGGCGGCGATTTTAGCTTCGGCTTCTTCAGCTAGACGAGCAATATGTTCTTTGTTCTTATGTTTCCAAACAATTGCTAGTTTTTCCTGATAAGAGGCGAAAGCTTCGTCGGTTAGGTCGAGAGTCTTAAGCTCGGAAGCGAGAATCTTGCGATCTTCGTCTTCAAGAGCGTAAATGCTATCAACTTGTTCCATGCGAGCGTTGAAATGAGCTAGGGCTTTTTCAGCTTCTTGAGCAGCTTCAATTTCTTGAAGACGTACTTTAGTGTCTGAAAGTTCTTTTTGAAGACCTTCAACAGAAGCAAGGAGTTCCTTGGCTTTTGTTTCGGAAGCTTCTTTCTCCTGCTTTGCAGCGCGATATTCTTCATCTTTTTGACGAATAGCATCAGCAAAAGTACTGGTCATGCCAGCAATTGCTTCTTCGGAGAATTTCTTCTCTTGTAGAGAAGCCTTTAATTCTGAAAGAAATGTTTCTAAATCCATAGATTTTTTGTTGTTTACATCTTTAATTTGAAATTGGGAAATTTTATTTTCAGTAAATGCGAAAACTTTTTTATCCCTTTTGTCTTTGAAAGTTACTTCTTCTTCAATTTCTGCATTATCAAGAAGAAGACCTTTAACATTTGCAGCGGGAGTTGAAGTGAATCCAATACCTAATGGAAACACATTACCCTTTACTAAGCGATAGATTTTAGAACCATCTTCCATCTTACCGTTGCCGCCATAAGCTCTTAATCTACCCTTAAGTTCTTCAATATGTTTTGGGTTAGAAATGACTTCGGCTTCTTTTAAATTTGTGCTGCCAACAGCTAAGACGTATTCGCTAAAGCCAAGTTCCCAGCTTGCAGAAACGCTGTTAAACAAGTCATTTCCTTCGCTGGTTGATTTATAAACTAAATCAGTAAATCGCGGATCAACAAGTTTATAAACTACTGCTCCTAAAGCCAAGTTAATCAATCCATTTGAGCCAAGAACCTCTTCGTTGCTTAGTGGCAGATTGTCTCCCCAAGAATTGAAACCAGCAGAAACAATATGCCCGACAATTTTTTGTTTGTTATGCTCAATATTGGTCGGCTTATGAATGAAATACGGGGCAATGTTAACAGCGGTTTCTGAGTCAATTCCGTCGTCATTTTTGTTAAATTGGTTGATTACTGCTGCGTCAAAAGCCACGCCCATCAAATCAATATTTTTACTAAGATCAATTTGATTGCTTGGAAGAAGGCTTTTTAAATTTTCGAGTGAAGCTTTTGAAATAAAAGAATTGTCGCCAATTGAACATTGGCGTAAAGATACATCGAACTTTGTTTTATATTTAAAATTCATTATAAATCTATAGTATTTTTCCAAACAGTCTTGGTTTCTTTTTGTTCTTGGAGTTGGTTTTCGTTTTTCTCAGATTTTTCCCACTTGTTGATTTGATCAACAGTAATAATACCAACGCTGTTAGCAGGAGTCTTTGGTTTTTCATTGTATTCCATTTTGCCCTGTTTCTTAGTGGCGGATTCTGATTTTTTTAACCCCTTTTTAATTTCCTTTAGATATTCTTGGTCGTCCTTAATATCTTGTTCTTCCATTTTAATTTTCTCTTCAAGAGTTTTACCTTCCTGCTCTTTCTCTTCTAAATCTTCTTCTTTTTTAGCTTCCTTTTTAAGGTCTGCGCTATCCTTTTTTGATTTAGCCATCAACTCTTCTTTTTTATTTTTGAAATCAACAGCGCAAGAAAGCATCGCGTCTTTTTTATCTTTGGAAGATTCAGAAACGCATTTAGCCATGAATTTTGAATAGACTTCCTTCTCTTGATCTGTCATGGAAACTTCTGCAATAGAGACTTCAATGACTCCATTAATAATTTTAATTGTTTTTTCAAGAGGAATGGGGATTTGTTCAGGATTCATGAGTTTTACTATGGTGAAGAATTGCGGCAGAATAGAAGTCTAACTGGTGAGATTCAGCAATCTCTGAAACTTCGTCAAGAAGCCCCAAAGATTCAATCTGATTAAAATCTTTTACACATTCTAAAGCTTTAGTTTCCCAATTATCTATTTCGTAAGCGCAAATAACTTTTTTGCAGAGTTCGTCAATAGCAGAAGACTGCTGCTTATTGAGTTTCTTAACTCCTAAGACTTCCTTAGCTTTTGCTTTAACTGTGCTGTCAAAATCTTCAATCTTGTAAATAACTTCTTGAATATTTTTACGAGAGAAATTAGCTTCTGTGATTGCTCCTTGTGGACGACCAGCAGATTTGGGAGTTTTGTTTACTTCTGATGCAGGTGGGGCTGTTACTGGAACCCCACCAACGATGGGGTTATAGTATCCCTTTTCCCTATCTGAAACAAAGGTTTCTTGAGCGGGTGCGATTTCTTCTGCCTGTGGGAATCTGCCAGTATTGAACACTGTAAGACCCTGTTGAGGAGTGATAACTCCAAGTTCCATAAGGCGAGTAGTAACGCGAAGGAGTTGAGTATTGTCTTTGAAGTCAATTTCCTTAAAGCGAGCTTCTGGAAAAGAACGGAAGCCTAGATTTTTAGCAATACGCTTAATTTCTGGCTGTAAAAATTCACTTAAAAATGCTTGACGACTCTCTTTCAAGCGGTCAACAAACATGTCAATCTTTGTGGCGATATTGCCATACTTATCATCGCCAAAGAAAATGTTTTGAAGACCTTGTTCAATATCCCTGTTTAGGGTTTCATACTTGCTTGGTCCAAGCACCTTGTTAAGGTCTGGAATAACGAAGTCAGCTTTTGTTGTGTAGTCTGAGATGAGAACTCGTCCAACAGACTCGTTTCGGAACAAGTCTTGCATGGCTCTGAGGTTGTTATGGTTGATGCCTCCCTTGTCTGGAGGTGCGCCCATTGTGATAAGTAAGATGACGTTTTCAACTGTGCGAGTGATTGCTTGATCCATTTTCTTGAGTTCAAGCTTGGCATTGATGTCTGCAAGTACAGCGTAGCCAAAAGGGATAGCGAAAGGTTCATAATCTTGTTTCTTGTAAAATGCGAAATGTAGTTTTGTTGGGTCAATCTTAATTTTTAATCCATTCTTGGCAAAAGCGCCAGTATTAATCTGTTTTCTAACCTCTTCTGGAAATGAATTTAAAAGCTCTCTATCCTCATCTGTTTGAGGATGACGAAGCCTTTCCAAGTCATACTCTGATAGAACCTTTTCGTAGTTAATGGCGCTAAA